TGATTTCCGATGGCATCTTTTTTAACATGATTTTCAAGAACGGCAATGCGCTGATTCAGTTTCCCGATTTCCATCAGACAATGCCCTCCCTCTGTGCGAACAGCAATGCCCTGAGCGTCAATGTCAGTGCATGATAATCCGCAGTATTGCGGTTTTCATAGAGATAAGAAACTGTATACAGCATCGCCTGTCGGGAGGTTTCTTCGTTCTCTGCTAACTGCTTTTCATTCATGCGTCCCACATCCATCACAAGCCGCTGTGCCGTATCAATCAGAGTGAGGATGAGCTTGTCATCCTCACAATGGTCAACACGGAGATAATTTTTTGTTTCAGGCAATGAAATTAAATTCATCTCCGCCCTCCGTTCTTATCAGCCGTTTCCGCCAGTGTTACCACCGCCGGCTGTGGTTTTGTTGCCAGCCATTTTCAGCACCTTGACAGCCTCCGGAAGAATCAGGCGACCGTCCACACGCTGTGTCGTGAGGAAACCAACCTGGTCGGTTCTTGCATACAGTTCGTTGAGACGGCGGAAGGTACGGTTCTGACGGTCAGCCACCCAATAGTGCTTCATATCGCCAAAAAGCAGCACACGTTCACCCTTCGCAATGCCGGGCATGAAAGAACTTGTGCGGATAGGTCTGCCGAGCAGGGTATCCGGCTTTGCAATGTCAAGGCTGGGCTTCCATAAATAATTTTCGTTTTTATCCTTCAGCTTCATGAGCTGGAGCAGAATGGTTTCATTGCAGACGAACTGTGCGTTGCGGCGGTAGGGAGATTTCAGGCTGTAATACAGGTCGAAAATCTCGTCAAAGGTAATGGCTGTCTGAGATGCCGCAGTCACACCAAGTTCCGCACCGCCGGTTTCATCAAGAATACCGAGAGGCTTCTTGTCGCCGTCACCGGTGAAGAAAGCTCTTTCCTCCGCATTGCCCATCGCTACGCCAAAACGTGCAGCGATATAGCTTGCAAGGTCAAAGGCAGAATCGTGCAGCAGTTCATTGCTGATTTTAATCATTGTGCCAAGCTTATATGCGGAAAGCGTGGTCTGACCGAATTTTGTATCAGTTTCCGGAATTTCCTCGCCTTCGTCAATCCACTGTGCTTCCATTGTGTCGTTGGCAATCGGAATTTTACGAGTACCGTTGTTGGTCTTGATGACGGTTGCCATCTGACGGAAGATGTTATTTTCTTCCAGTGCCTGAATCAGTCTGCGCTCAAATTCATCCGGCACAGTATAGCCACCCTCAGTGTCCTCACCGATGCTCAGAGCATTGCGGACTGCAAACTGGTCGCCCTTGTTGCGCACCATATTCCAGAATGCGTCCTTGTACTCATCAGTTGCAGTCGGATTGGTTTCGGATTTGCGGTCATTTGTAGCTGTCGGAGCATTGGTGACGGGCTTGGAAGTCGGTGCTGCGAGTGCCGCATCCACAGCAGCCTGCTGTTCAAGACGTTCAATTTCTGCGCCGAGTGCCTGCACCTCAGATGCCATCTTGTTGTAGGTTTCAACTGCGGAAGCCTCTACAAGACCGTTCTCACCACGGTGCTTTTCAAGGAATGCCTTAGTCTGCTCCCAGAGAGCGTTTCTCTTGCTGCGAAGTTCCATAATCTGGCTCATATTGTTCCTCCATTTCTGCCGGATATCTCCGGCGGTCGCAAATTTAAACAGCCGCTTATCTCATGAAAGCAAGCTGTCGTTTCAGAATTTCATACGGCACAGAGCCGTCTGCGGTTGTGCCATCCAGCCCGATAACAGGGAGATTGACTGTCGGCACACTGTCTGTTACCCCTTCTTCGGAAGATTTCTGTGTGTCAGCTTTGTCATCGGGAGCTTTGTCCGCACTTTTGTTTTCGGCTGATGCACTGATTTTTCCCAGAATGGTCTGTCCCATGATACGGGTGCTGTACTGCCACAGGGCATTGTCACTGCCCAGCTTGAACGGCTTTTTTTCTTTCTTTTCTTCATCCGGATTCTCGTCACCGCCTTCCTCATCCGGCTCATCAGGTGTTTCCTCTTCCGGATTTTCTTCTTCCTCCTTTTCCGGTTCAGGCTTCTTTTCGGTTTTCTCATCAAAAAGAATCTCATCTGCAAAGCCCAGCTCCACAGCCTTTTTCGCATTAATCCATGTTTCATCGGACATGAGCTTGCTGATGCGATTTCTGGAAAGTCCCGTCTTTGCGGCATATGCGTTGATGATGCTCTCCTTGATTTCATTCAGCACAGTGATGGCTTTCTCCATATCCTTGGCATTTCCCATAGCAATTGTCGAAGGGTCGTGAATCATCAACAAACTCGTCGGAGACATCTGTACGGTGTCGCCTGCCATTGCAATGACACTCGCCGCAGATGCCGCAATGCTTGCAATTCTCACTCTGACATTATGCGGATAATCCCGAATCATCGTGTAAATTTCAGCAGCAGCGAACACATTTCCGCCCGGACTGTTCAGCCAGAGTGTCAGGTCTCCCTCCTCTGCATACAGCTCATCACGGAAATCCTGCGGCGTGATTTCATCTCCCCATAAACTTTCCGAATCAATAGGTCCTTCCAGGCGGAGAACTCTGCCACCGCTGTCATCGTGAATCCAGTCCCAGAATTTCTGCATTTACATACCTCCATTTCTGTACTTTTTCCTGCTTTTCTTCCGCAGGAATCTGTCGTCAGTTTCTTCCTCCGGATTTTCGTCCGGTTCTTCCTCTGTATCCGGCTTTTCCTGAGATGGCTCATCTACTCCGTAGGCAGCACCTGCATTCTGTAATTTATTGTAGCTGCCGTTCAGATAGTAGTCTTCACCGCCCAGTTCCTCCGGAATCAAATCCATATTTTCCAGTCGGCGCACATCGTTAGGACTCATAAAGCCGTTGCCAACACCGATTGCATAAGCGTTCATTCTGCTTTGATAGTCACCACGCATCAGCCCGTCCACATTGAATTTCGGAAAATATACATCCTGTTCCTCTTCGAGCAGAAGGTCTTTCATAATGCCCTTTTCAATGCGGATAATCCACGGCATCAGCGAATACTGCACAAATGCAATCCCCTGATGCTCTATATTATTAAAGGTAGAGCGTTTCAAATCCTGCACCAGATGAGGCGGTACCTGAAATATCCGGCAGATTTCCTCCACATCAAATTCTCTTGTGGATAAAAACTGCGAATCTTCGGGAGGAAGTGAAATCGGTTTGTAGGACATCCCTTCCTCCAAAACGGCAATGCGGTGTGCATTGTGTGCGCCGCCATAGGCTCGCATCCAGTTGTCCCTGATTTTTTGCGGGTCTTTGAGTACACCTGGATGCTCCAGCACGCCGGCAGGCTGTGCGCCGTTCTTGAAAAAGGCACTGCCATACCGTTCCACAGCCATCACAGCACCCAGAGCATTTTTCATCATGGCAATCGGCGAAAATCCGACCAGTCCATTAAAGCCTAAGCCGGGGATGTGAAGAATTTCATCTCTCGGAAAAATGATATCCTTGTCATGCTCGCCGGGTTTTTCATCGGTATACGCATGATAGGTGTAGAACAGTTCTCCGTTTTTCGGGTCACGGTCAATTTCCATATTTTCCGGCAGAAGCGGATATAGACCAAGAATACCGTTTTTGCCGTCACGGACAATCTGTGCATACGCATTGCCCCACAAAAGCAAATGACACATCATCGCCTCCCAGAATGAAAATGAACTCATTTCCGGATTTGGCTGCCGGTAGAGAATTTTATACAGCGGATGGTCAAAGGCTAATTCCTTATCCTCACCCTTACCAGTATAGCGATACAGGTGCAGAGGCAAGCCTGCAATCGTATTGGAAAGCAGTCTCACGCAGGCATATACAGTCACAATCTGCATCGCCGTTCGCTCATCCACACGTTCTCCGCTGTGTGTCATGCCGAATACAAATAAATTGCCGGAATCACGGACATTGTCCTGAATATCCGGCAAAGTCTCCGGTGCATCTCTCGGCTTGCTGAAACCGAGCCAGCTTAAAAAGCCCATACTATCAACCTCCCTCTCGTTTATATAACAACTAATTCATGCTCTGGGTCATCATATACAGAACCCTGCATCTCATGACGGATACAGCGGTCAAGTGCCATAATCCATGCCACAATGCCGTCAATTTTCTCCGTTGATTTTTTCTTGGACGGCTTGATATTTTCAGCCGCATCTATTTCAGCGACAATATTGCCTGCCATCCATCTGAGAACAGGGTTGCCGCCGTGAATGAACTTTCCTTCCAACAGGAGCTTATACAGTTCTTTCATAGGAGGGCTTTGTTCTTTAAAGCCCATCCCCATCGGTACAATAGTAAATCCATCGCCCTCAAGGTCGGTGATAAGCTGTGTGGCATTCCAGCGATCCACTCCGATTTCCTTGATGTTATAAATCTCGTACAGCTCATTGATTGTTTTCCGCACGAAATTATAATCGACCACATTTCCCTCTGTAACGTGGAATAAGCCTTGTTTTTCCCAGATGTCGTAAGGCACTTTATCACGGCGCACTCTTAGTTCCAAAGTCTCCCTCGGCAGCCAGAAATGCGGAACAACAATATATTTCTCTGCTTCATTTCTTGGTGGGAACACAAGGACAAATGCCGTGATATCTGATGTGCTGGACAGGTCAAGACCGCCGTAGCACTCCCTACCACGCAGAGAATTAAAATCAATCGAAATATTGCCCCTGTCATAGATATGCTCCGGAATCCATGCGACTGCACTGCCAACCCACTGGTCAAGTCTCAACTGACGGAATACATTCTCTTCGGCAGGATTTGTCAGAGCCTCACGGTGAGCATCACGCACACGGTCAATTGTGATTGTATATCCAAGTGACGGGTTCGCCTTGTACCAAGACTCCTCGGAATTCCAGTCGTCACCGTCATCCAAACCATAGATTACAGGATAGAAAGAAGGGTCAATGCGCTTTCCGTCAAGAATATCATTTGCTTTGGTATGATACTCGAAGCAGATGGAATTTCTGTCCGTTCCTGCCGTTGTGATAAGGAAGTACAGCGGCTGCGTTCTGGCATCGCCGGAACCCTTTGTGAGAACATCCACAAGGCTTCGATTCGGCTGGACATGAACTTCATCCAAAACAAGTCCTGATACATTCAGTCCGTGCTTTGTACCGACTTCTGCGGAAAGCACCTGATAGAATCCTACATTATTATAGTTTACTAGCCTCTTGGTTGCCGCCATAATTTTGGAGCGTTTCAGGAGTGCAGGTGTCATTTCTACCATCCGCTTCGCTACATCAAAGACAATGGATGCCTGCTGTCGGTCAGCGGCAGCACCGTAAACTTCGGCAGACGGCTCATTGTCGGCATAAAGCAGATACAGAGCAATTGCTGCTGCAAGTTCGCTGTTGTGCGTTGGAATCATAGATGTTCCTGCAAGATACTGGTGGCTTGGGCTGTCCACCTGAATACACTGCATTTTCACGGGATGTTCCACGGGCTGGATATCCAGCAGATAATGGAAACAGGAGCGAGTTTCCTTTACCCGCACTCGTGTGCGTGTATTTTTTCGTTCCAGCCTTGAAGTCGGCTGATCGTCAAAAGTAGTAAATCGGATGATATACAAAATCTCTCCGGTCGGCCACCCATGCCGTGTAGAAGGCTCACATTTTACAGCATTTTTGATGCCCAGCGACCACAGCAGTTCTCTGACGGAAAGTGCCAGTTCACGCAGCGTTGTAACATACACGCTTTGCCCTTTACGCTCGCCGATACAGCCGTCTGAATCCATCAGACCTTGCAGCAATGCCCATCGTTGTTCAGCGGATGCCCTCAAATATTCCGGCTGGATTTTCTTATCACGGAAATTGTCAAGCAGAATCGGTTTCAATTCATTGTATTTTACGATTTCACTGCCTCCGCATCTTTGAGGATACCGATTGTGTACTTTATACGGAATGAACGTGATGATATTTTCGACATCTTCCGTCCGGATAGTTATCTCCGGCTTAGTGGCATTTCCATTTCCGAGCCAGTATCCATACAAATACGGATCAACTGGAAGGTCTGCCCTTGCAGTTTGAAGCACACCGCACACAGGGATACGGATAAGGGAATCTCGCCTTGCCTGCGGTCTGTCAGAAAACCGCTGCCTGTATTCTGAAGTCCTGCGGTATATCTCTCTGGTTGTCCAGAGGACATTCCGGCGTTTTCCGTAGATATACTGGCAGTTCCACAAATGCCGTTCTCCGGCAATGATTGAAGTTCCGTCCTTGAATGTCAGCTTATACGCCTGTTCTGTATCATCTATGGGACTTTTTGCAACCACATGACACTGGCTGCCGTTCTCATCAAATACCATATCTCCGACTTTCAAATCACCCATATTAGTAAAGCCACTCGGTGTTGGAATCGGTGTATCCAGAGCAAGCTGCTTTCCATTCTTCTTCGGAATTTCGACATATGCCGTTCTAAATTGCCGTGTGCCATCCTCTTTGACAATTCCAAAAATGTCTCTCACAATACGCTCCTGCCACGGCAGCAGCCAGAATGGTTTTCCAGCCCAGCGACCTTTGGTGTGGCAGAGGTTTTCGATAAAGCGCACAGCCCTGTCTGCTCTTGCCTCGTCATAATGCGAATCCGGCAGCATGAATTGTGAGGGTTCGTAGTTCTTCAATTTTGGATAATTTGCAGGTCTTTCCCTTGCTCTTGCAGTTCTTGCCATTATCCACCTCCTAAAAGTTCATCCATATCATCAATCACAGCACCTTTCATATCCGCACCGGCTGTAATACGGCTTCTTGCGGCAGGTGTCAGACCAAACTGCTCTGCAAT